GCAAGCCGTCTGCACCGGCCCCAGCGCCAACCCCCGCGCCAGCGCCAGCACCTGCTCCAACTGCAACTGAGGAGCAGAAACGTGAAGCGGCGCAGCGCCGTGCGCGTGGCATTCGCCAACGTGGTTTGCTTGGTAGCGTAGCAACTCGCGGCACTGCCGCAGAAGAACAAACAACATTAGGAGCAGGATAATGCCAAAAGTAGTAACCAAAGACGGGAAGACGCGCACCTTTGCTTATAGCAAGGCTGGGATGGCTGCGGCCAAGGAATATGCCAAGCAGTACGGCGGGCGTGTTGCTGAGGTTAATATGAAAACGACGATGTTGAAGAAAAAGAAATAATGGCCAGGAACTATCGCTCAGAATACGATAATTATCAAGGCAAGCCAGAGCAGAAGAAAAACCGCGCTATGCGAAATGCTGCCCGGCGTAAGATGGTAAAAAGCGGTTCTGCGAGAAAAGGTGATGGCAAGGACGTTGACCATAGGGATGGGAACCCTAGGAATAATTCTCATCGCAATCTGATTGTAATGTCAATGAGTGCAAATAGGTCAAAGAAATGAAGAAAGAAGTTTGGGACAAAAAGCGACCAAAGGGTTTGGGAAAGCCAAAGTCTTTAAGTTCTTCGCAGAAACGATCCGCAATGCGAGCGGCCAAAAAGGCAGGCCGTCCGTACCCGAATTTGATCGACAACATGAGGGCCGCTCGTGGCTGATACACCGGCATGGCAACGCAAGGCAGGCAAAAACCCCAAAGGCGGATTGAACGCCAAGGGTAGAGCCTCTGCGCGTGCTGAAGGCATGAATCTCAAAGCACCGGTAAAGTCTGGCGACAACCCAAGACGTGCTTCTTTCTTGGCGCGGATGGGTTCCATGCCCGGCCCAGAACGCGACGAGAAAGGACGCCCCACGCGCCTGCTCCTTTCCCTGCGCGCGTGGGGCGCTTCTTCTAAGTCTGATGCTAAGTCTAAGGCCAAGAGCATCAGCGCGCGCAATAAAAAGGATTAACAGATGCTTACCGTTGAACAGGTTATGAAGCGCCATGAACTGGCACAGAGACGCAAAGATAACTGGCGCCAGATTTATGAAGACTGCTACGAGTTTGCGCTACCTCAGCGCAACCTGTACGACGGCTACTATGAGGGCGGCGGTTCTCCCGGCCAGAACAAGATGGTTCGCGTCTTTGATTCAACCGCCATCAACGCCACACAACGATTTGCTAACCGGATTCAGTCTGGCTTGTTTCCGCCGCATGGTCGGTTCTGCCGACTAGAGCCGGGCGAGGACATCCCGATGGAGCGCCGTCAAGAGGCGCAGGCTGCATTGGATGTGTATTCAGACAAGATGTTTGCCGTGCTGCGCCAAAGCAACTTTGACCTCGCAATGGGCGAGTTCCTGCTAGACCTGGCGGTTGGCACGGCAGTCATGCTTGTGCAGCCTGGAGATGATATCACTCCGATCCGCTTTACGCCTGTGCCGCAATATCTGGTTGCTATCGAAGAAGGCGCCCACGGCAAAGTTGATAACGTCTATCGCAAGATGCGGATGAAGGGCGAGGCTATCAAGCAGCACTGGGTAGACGCTGAAATCCCGACACGCCTTGCGACCATGATTGAGCAGAAGCCAACAGAAGAAATTGAATTGATTGAGGCGACTGTACTCAACCCGGATCGCGGTGACTTCCAATATTACGTGATCTGGCCTGAGGGCAAGGCGCAGCTTCTAACTCGCACCATGAAGTCTAGCCCATGGATTGTGGCGCGATATATGAAGGTGGCTGGCGAAGTATATGGGCGCGGTCCTTTGGTGACGGCAATTCCAGACATCAAGACGTTAAACAAAACGCTGGAACTTCTTCTCAAGAACGCATCGCTTTCCATCGCTGGTGTTTATACTGCTGCGGATGACGGCGTTCTCAACCCGCAAACCATACGCATCGTGCCGGGTGCAATTATTCCTGTGGCGCGTAACGGTGGCCCACAGGGCGAAAGCCTGCGGATGCTGCCTCGTTCTGGAGACTTTAACGTAAGTCAGATTGTCATCAACGATCTTCGCATGAACATTAAGAAGATTATGCTGGACGACACGCTTCCGCCCGACAACATGTCTGCACGTTCTGCGACTGAGGTGGCTGAACGCATGAAAGAATTGGCACAAAACCTTGGTGCCGCGTTTGGTCGTTTGATTACCGAAACTATGTACCCACTAATCTCGCGTGTGTTAAGCGTTATGGATGAGCGTGGCATGATTGAATTGCCGCTCAAGGTCAACGGCCTTGAAGTCCGCGTCACACCAGTTTCTCCGATTGCTCAAGCGCAGAACATGGGAGATGTGGAGAAGGTTACACAGTGGGCGCAGATAGCTGCATCGCTTGGCCCAGAGGGTCAGATGGCAGTGAAGACGGGCGCCATTGCAGACTTTATCGCTGATAAGTTAGGCGTTCCTGCCAGTCTTCGCACAACGCCTCAGGAGCGAGAGCAAATGATGCAGCAAGCCATGGAAATGGCACAAGCGCAGGCGCAAATGCAGCAACAACAAGCCGCTCCAGCAGAAGGCGCGGCTCCACCGGGCATGGAATAAGGAGCATTAAGTGGCAGAAGTAGAGGGTTGGGATGGACTACGGCACGCGATGCCGCAGTCTCTTGAAGATGCACGGCAAGAACCAAGCGACACCGATCTCTTGTACTTGCGTGTATTCGGCAGTGACGAGGGGCAGAAGGTTTTAGAGCATCTACGCTCACTGACGATTGAGCAGCCAACGTGGTATCCCGGTGAGGATGCTGCACATGGCTTTGCTCGTGAAGGGCAAAATTCATTAGTTCGAGAAATCGAGCGCAGACTTATGAAAGCGAGACAGGCATGAGCGAAGAAGAACAGCAAGGCGGTCTTTTAGATTCCGCAGAAATGGCCAACGAAGAATCGGCTCCAGAGGAGCAGTCTATTTCCCACCTTGAAGATGGTGACCCACGGTCAGTTGAATCGGTTACGGTCGCAGAAGACCAAGACGAGACTGAGTTTGAGCGCCCCGATTGGTATCCAGAAAAGTTCTGGAAAGAAGATGACGGCCCAGACCTTGAGAACTTGGTAAAAGCGTACACAGAACTTCAAAGTAAATTTTCTCGTGGTGAGCACAAAACACCAGAAAAATACGACACAAAAATCTTTGAAGAAGCCAACATCCCTGAAGATGATGAACTATTTAACACCTACAAGGATTGGGCCAAGGAGAACGGCGTTAGCCAGGCTGCGTTCAATGAGTTGGCAGGCAAGTTTATTGAGTTAGCTGGGAATGAAGCACAGCAAGCCGAAGCCTCTTACAAAGAGGAATATCAGAAGCTGGGTCCAAATGCTGATGCTACCATTAAGTCTATGACCGAATGGGCGCAAGGTTTAGTTCGCAAGGGCGTTTGGAGCGATAGCGACTTTGAGGAGTTCAAGATTATGGGCGGCACCGCGCAAGGCATCCGCGCTTTGCAGAAGGTGCGATCATACTATGGCGACCAAGCCGTCCCAGTTAATGTTGGCCCAGTTGAAGGCATGCCAAGCAAAGAAGAACTCAATGCTATGGTTGGCAAACCTGAGTATGTGTCAGACCCAGCCTATCGAGCCAAGGTTGAAAAAATGTTTTCTCAAGTATACGGAGAGCAGGAATACTCTCCAATCTGACGCAGAACCCCCGGCCATAGAGCCGGGGTTTTTGTTTGTGCATATTTGCAACTGTTGCATCTTTACAACTAATAGAGTTTTGTAATATAGTTGCGTCAATGGATACCCGGCAACGGCCCATTAGAACCGCCTTGGCATGGGGCGCAAAATCATGCAAGCCGCAGCCCGTATGGATACCTGTTAGGCGATTAACCCGTAGTAACTTTTTTATGAAGGAGATCAGAAATGGCTATTGGCATTTCAAACGCCTTCGTTCAGTTGTTCGATGCGGAAGTCAAACAGGCTTACCAGGGCGCACGCGCGCTTGCCGGTGTGACCCGTGAACGCATGAACGTCGAAGGCAACCAAGTTAAGTTTCCGAAGATTGGCAAAGGCGTTGCTACCGTTCGCGTTCCGCAAACGGACGTGACCCCTCTGAACGTCACCTACTCGCAAGTCACGGCTTCGATGTCCGATTACATCGCAGCAGAATACAGCGACATTTTCCATCAGGCTAAAGTCAACTTCGACGAGCGCCGTGAACTGGTTAAGGTTGTTGGTGACTCGATTGGCCGTCGTATGGACCAGTTGGTTCTTGACGCCCTTGCAGCCGCTTCTTCGCCAAGCACTGTTGGCACCGACATTGGCGGCACTGGCACGAACTTGAACCTTGCAAAGCTGCTCGCAGCTAAGAAGGCTCTGGACACAAACAACGTGCCGTCTGAAGGCCGCTGCATGGTTATTCATGCCAACGGCTTGTCTTCGCTTCTCGATGAGCAGGAATTAACCAGCAGCGATTTCGCTTCGGTCAAGGCTCTCGTCCAAGGCGAGATTGACACGTTCCTCGGCTTCAAGTTCATCACCCTTGGTGATCGTGACGAAGGCGGTCTGCCGCTTCCTTCGACGCGCACCAGCTACGCCTTCCACCGCGACGCGGTTGGCCTGGGCGTTTCGATGGCCCAGAAGACTGAGATCAACTATGTGCCTGAGAAGACCTCGTTCCTCGTCTCCTCGATGTTCTCGGCTGGTGCCGTTTCCATCGACGACGAAGGCATCGTTGTCATCTCCAGCACTGAATAAGGAGACATATCATGGCTTTCGCTATTGCTGGCTTCGGCCCAATCGGTGGGCAGTCTGCTGCTGGTAATCTCCCGGCTCAGTATGTTTACACCACCACCGAGGCGTATACCGCTGTTGACGCCGCTGGTTACTTTAATGACGTTTCTGGCACCCTTAAGGTCGGCGACATCATTCAAGTCCACGGCTCAACTGGTGGGACGCGCACGGTTACGAACCATGTTGTTGTGTCGAACGCCGCTGGCGTTGTTGACGTTTCCAACGGTACGGTTGTAGCTGTCGTTACCGACAGCGACTAATAGGATTGGGGTGGGTTTCGGCCCACCCCATTTCTTATGCAGTATGATGTAAAGCACAGCGGCACTGCTATTCTTTGTGGCTCTGCAACTTGTCTTATGGAAGACCTTGAGGGCGCACTTTCTTTGCGCCCTAATGCTGTTGTATTGGGGGTTAATTATGTGCCGGGCGTTGTGCCACAAGTGGAGCATGCTTGGACGCAGCACAATGAATTTGCAATATCCTTAAAAGAAAGAGTGGGGCGCAAAATCTTTTTGCATTCTCGCAGCAAGAACTTTGGGGCCGGAGCAGCGGGTGCGACAACTGAAGGCATTGATTATGTCTGGCCTGACTTAGATTGGGTAAGAGGGTCAAGCGGCGGTGCTGGAGGATTATGGGCAAAGCATGGTTTAGGATTTGATGAGGTGATTTATGCCGGCGTGCCATTGTCCGAAGACATGCCCGGCATACTAGAAGCATACTTAGATCAAGAACCTAGTATGCGAGCAGCTTATAAGAGGCGGCGCCCAGAAGCGGCTGTGCCGTCCTATACCGCACATAACATCCGTGGCTGGCAAGGGGTTTTGCTGTCATTTAAAGAGCAAGGCAAAATGCAGGGCATCTATTCCATGTCGGGCTTTACGCGCGGAATTTTAGGTGCACCGCCGTTAAAATTAGACTAATATAGCGCGAAACGCGAGGAACCGAATATGTCTGCTGGTGATACAAAATTATCTATTTGTTCCGATGCGCTCATCATGTTGGGCGCTTCTCCTTTATCCAGCTTTAGTGATGGCAGTGACGAAGCGCAAGTTGCAGATCGTCTATATGACGATATTCGCGACACGTTGCTTATGTCCTATCCATATAGCTGGTCACTAAAGAAAGTCAGCTTGGGGCGATTGGCAGACGCGCCAGTAAATGAATGGCGTTATAAGTTTGCTTTGCCGGGCGACATCTTAGGCAATCCAAAAGCCGTTTTCTACTCAAGCGCAGTGGGCGCGATTACAGCGCGTGACTTTGAGTTGTTTAGCGGCGGTCTATATTCCAACTATGAGCAAATTTGGATTGATTACCAGTTCCGCCCAGAGCCTGCCGCATTTCCGCCATACTTTGCTAATCTGCTAAAGCATGCTCTTGCATCTGCGTTTGCCGAGCCTGTGACAGACCAGATTACCAAGGGCAACTATTATCACAGCTTAGCTTATGGATCGCCAAGCGAAAACATGCGTGGCGGCTTAATGCGTGTTGCCATGGGGATTGATGGGCGAGACCGACCCTCCCAAAGCATTCAAGACTTCCCGCTGACGGATTTGCGTGGATGAGCCGCATCATTCAAATCCAGAATGATTTTACTTCTGGCGAGATGGACCCAAAGCTGCGCGCGAGAACTGATCTCAAGCAGTATAAAAGTGGTCTGTCTCAAGCTAGAAACGTGTCTATCCAGCCGCAGGGCGGTGCAACTCGTCGCGATGGCACACTATTCCTTATCAACTAGATTCTGGTGCCGCTGACGCTGTGCGTATGGTGCACTTTGAGTTTAGCGTTTCCGACAGCTACATGCTGGTATTTACGCCTGGCCGTATGTATGTGTTTAAAAACCGCGCATTGATTACGGACATCAACGGCAGCGGTAATGATTATCTAACCATTGCTTCCCTGACTTCTGCTATTTTGCCAGAGATGAACTGGGTGCAGAGCGCCGACACGTTAATTGTTGTGCATGAGGACTTGCCGCCAACCAAGATTGTGCGTGGTGCCACAGACGCAACATGGACGGCATCTCAAATTGAATTTGATTTTGTTCCTTTGTATGCGTTTGACATCGACACGCACGAGCCGACGTATGACATTACGCCAAGCGCTACATCTGGCAACATAACCATCACGGCATCTGGCGCCACAACTGATACCGGGACAGCGCAGGCTGGTAGCATCAGTACGATTACGCTGAAGGCGGCGACTAGTTTTACGTCTGACGACGAGCCTAACGGTATGTTTATCAACATTACGTCTGGCACGGGCGCTGGACAAACCAGACACATTGAAGATTACGTTGCCTCAACAAAAGTTTTAACAGTGTATCCTGATTGGGATACTGCGCCCGATGCCACGTCTAGTTATCGCATCCATCCATTCGAAGATGCTGCTGTTGGGGAATATATCAACGTGCTGTCTGGATTTGGACGTGCACGTATTGTTGAATATGTAAGCCACACTGAGGTTAAGGCATACGTAGAAATCCCATTCTTTGATACTAGCGCTATTGCATCTGGAGAGTTTGAAACTGAGCATGGCTATGAGGAGTCATGGTCTGCTACTCGCGGATACCCGCGCAGCGTTACATTCCACGAGGGTCGCTTGTACTTTGGCGGCGCAAAGAATAGGCCGTCAACTATTTGGGGCTCTCGTGTTTCAGATTATTTCAACTTTGACCCCGGCGAATCTTTAGATGACGCAGCCGTTGAGGCTACACTAGACACTGGCACATTCAACGCTATCGTTGACGTGTACGCTGGTCGCCACTTGCAGGTGTTTACTACTGGCGGCGAGTTCTACGTGCCGCAGTCGTTGGATGAGCCAATCACGCCCAGCAACCTAATTGTTAAGCAGCAGACTGCGTTTGGCATGAAGCCTGGCATCCGCGTCCAGAACGTGGACGGCGCTTCACTATACATTCAGCGCCAAGGTAAGGCTCTGCAAGAGTTTGTCTTTTCTGATACAGTGCAGGCATACACGTCAGCCAAGATAAGCCTATTGTCTTCCCATCTCTTAAAGACGCCAGAAGAAATGGCAGTGCGGGTCGCCACGTCTACGGACGAGGGAGACCGATTGATGATGGTCAACGGAGACGATGGATCAATCGCATGTTACACATTGTTACGGTCGCAGGGCGTGATTGCGCCCACAGAATGGACGACTGACGGTGAGTTTATCAATATCGGCGTAGATGTTGACGACATCTATGTGGCGGTAAAACGAACAGTTAACGGTGCCACAGTCTATTATGTGGAAGTGCTGGACGAAGACACGCTGCTAGATTGCGCTAAGACGGGCGGTGCGGCATCATCTGTAACGATGGACCACCTTGAGGCCGCAACAGTCAAGATCGTGCGTGATGGCGTCGTAGAGGCAGATCAGACGGTGCCAGCCTCGCCGTACACGATTACTTTTAACAGTCCAGCAACGTCCAGCTATCAGGTTGGTTTGAACTTTACGCCATCAGTTGTGACGTTGCCGGTGGAGCCTAGCTTGCCCAGCGGCTCGCTAAAAGGTTTTAAGAAGCGCATCTTTGAGGTTAACGCTGAGTTGTTCCAGACGCAGGCTTTAACAATTAACGGGAAAGAAGTACCATTCAGGAACTTTGGCCCTAGCGTTTTGGACGATGATGTTGGTGAATACACTGGCATCAAAACACTACACAGCATCTTGGGTTACAGTTATGATGGGCAAATCACCGTGGGGCAGACGGTGCCGCTCAAGATGACGCTGTTGGGCATTGATTATAAGGTTAGCATAGGACAGTAACATGGCTGCTGCATTACCGTTTATCGCTCTTGGGGCCTCTGGCCTAAGTGCCGTTGCAGGATTAAAATCTGGCCAGGCAACTGCTGGTGGCTTGCGTTCTCAGGCAATGCAAACGCGGATGCAGGCCAAAGGGGAAGAGTTAAAATACAAACAGCAGGGTGTGGCTGTGCTGGATAACATTTTGCGGACGCAAGCTACTCTTAATGCTAGAGCAGGCGCCGGTAGCATTGACCCTTTCTCTGGTAGCGCTAACGCATTGCAGCAGTACGCCTTGGCGCAGGGCGCAAAAGAAAACTACACCACGATGGACAATGCCATTATTGCCGTCCGTTCCGGTGAACTGCAAGCGCAAGAGTATGAGTCCGCAGCACGCTCTGCCATGTCTCAAGCACGCATGGGCGCAATTATGTCATTGGCTCAAGGTGCGTTTAGCTATGGCATGCTTGGCGGGCCGGGCTTTGGTGGTGGGGCTGGCTCTCTAAATCCTGCTGCCATGAACTATGGATCGCCACAAATGTATGGCGTAAAGGCGGTTCTTCCATAATGGCTGAAAAACTCCCACGTTACCGACCTCTCGGTGTAAGCATTGCGTCCGTGCCTGCAATTGATTTTGCTGGTGCAAAGATGGAGGCGCGAGGTTACGCGCAGACGCAAGCGGCGCTTGATAAGATTTCGTCTTTTGTTTTTGAAAAGGCTGGCGAATACAAAGTTGAAGAAGCACAGAAGTTTCGATACGACAACCCTGTTACTGCGGAGCAGTTGCAAGCAGCCATATCTAGTGGCAGAGACATAGATGAAATTATCGGCGACAACTACACCATATTTGGCCGCGCTTCACGGGCTACGGTTGCGGTGCAACTCAGGACAGAACTAGAGGCACAAGCCAGATCGCAGATGTCTGCAATTAGCGCTGCTCTTGACAGCGGCATGGACCTTGATGTTGACCAGCTAAGATCACAATTTGAAGGAATGATATCTGGCCACTCTGACCTCTTGGCAGAAGTTGATCCGTCTGAAGCGTATAAGTATTCTGCGGTCGTCAATACGTTGGCTGCGCCAATATATAAGAATGCCTTAGTTCAAGAGTACAAGAAAAAGCAAGATATCGCAGAATTTAATGTGCGGTCTCAATTCATAGAGCTGCCTAATGCTCTTGCTGGTATTTTTACTGCTGATGCGGGGGGGACAGTTCCAGACGCCAACGGGAAAGATATCTTAGAGTCAGAAGGCATAGCAAAATCGTTTGTTGTTTCTCTAGCTAATAGCGCCTTTAATGCCAGCAATCCAGATTTGGCAAATGAAATTATGAAGGAAGGCGACAAACTTATCGACGACGCCAAGGAAAATGCCTTGGTCAGATACGGCATAGATAACCCAGACAAAGACATTGCTATGGGGGATTTTGGGGACAAAACTGCTCTTTGGAATTCGGTTGACGAGAAACAGAAAGAAAGCGTTAAAGAGCGCATTAGAAAAGAGCGGGAAAAACGGCAAACAAAAAAAGGTGAAGAAGAGACAGCAAGCCAGAAATCCAACGCAGCGATTTTCAATCGTCACCTAGATATTATTGCTGGAGTGTCGCCATTGGAACGCGGCGTAGATATAGAAACGACCATACGCAATGCGTATGCTTTTGGCCGCGACGCCGGCTTAACAACAACCCAAATAGGATCCCAGATTAAGTCGGCACAAAAGCTAAAGCAAAACCCAAGCACAGTGGCCGGATTAGAATTTGAAGAGAGGGTAAAGGACAACGATTTCCCCACCCCAGCAGCGCTGTATGCTGCCGCATCAGAAGCAGGCTTTACCAAAGATGACGTGGCGCGGTGGGGCTGGATTTCTAAACAGGGCGATGCTTTAGACGTAGCCATTAAAACGGACAATGAAGAAGCAGAAACTTTGTTGAAAATTCAATTTAATATTCCCTCTCTGCAAGAGGTACTGCAAAAGGCGCCAGTAAGGGCACAAGCGTATCTCTCTCATCTTTACGCAGTAAATGATAAGCACGCAGAGCTAGTGCAAGCATGGAAAGACGGAGGTAGTTCTGGCCCTCGCCCCAAGAAACGCGACGTTGCCTTAGAACAAACAAGAGTGATTGCAGCATCAGAGCCAGCCACGCAAATAACTAACCTCCTCCTTACCCTAAACACCAGATATTCATTAGTTAACGACGTGTGGACGCAAAACAATTATAAAGACATTATTGTAGACAGCCTTAATATGACAAAGACTCAGAAAAAAGACATCAGGGAAGCTGTTAGGCAGATATCAGATGCTGAACAAAGGCTAAGGGCAATAAGGAGTGCACAATAATGCCTGAGCCATTAGACAAGCTTCTTAACAAGGCGCTTGACCAAAAATTTCAGTTAGAATTGCCGCCAATAGATGAGTCGAGTGATGCTTCTATGGACGCGCCTGCGCCGCCAGAAGAACAGATCAGCGTGGATCAGCTTAAAGCAGACGAAAAGTTTCGTCAAAGTGCGGACCTTTTGCATATTCTATATGAGGGCGAGAAGTTTGATGGGTCAGAAGATGCCTTGGCAGAGTATGGCATGGATATTATGGCTGAGTTTAACATAAACTTTGCTGGCCCCGGCGGCGTGTTTGAGTCTAATCCTGGCATGATATCTCAGGCGGCACAGCTTGTTGCTTCTGGTTCAAAAGAGCACGCTCAAGCATTTTTGTATATGAATAAAAGATACGCGCAGTTACCAAATTTTACGCCATCTGTCATGGGAAGAACCTTTATGGCGATGTTGCGTGATCCAACCATGTTAACTGGTTTAGGCACGTTGGGAGCTGGCCTTGTTGCTAGAAAATTAGGCCAAGAGGGTGTGCAATATGGCATTAAGAAAGCGTTAACGGCCATGACAAGAATCCCTATGAATGCTCCTGTAAGGACTGGCGGCGCTATGGTTGGAACTATGACAGGCGGTGCCAATATAGCGCAGCAAGACATTGAGCGCGCGGCTGAAGTGCCTGCCAGAATGGAGCAGGGGTTGGGGGAGAGCCTTACAGAGACAGCCATTAATACTGCTATCGGAGACGTTGCCGGGATGGCGATGATTAAGGGTATAGAAAAAGCAGCCCCAGTTGTTGTGGAAGGCGCAAAGAATTTATACAAGGGGGTCATGGGAAAAGACGGCGCGGATGAGAAAGCGGTTATCAATGAAGCTGTTGAGATTTTAGCGCCTGAACAACAAACGCCCGCACAACAACCTCCTGCACAACAAGGGACCCCTATAGGGCCACGTGGCCCAGCAGTTAAATTGACCCCAGCAGAAAACAAATTTTTTGCTTCATTCATGGAGAACGAGGCAAACCGCGAAGAATTAATGGAAGCGGTTCCTAGCCTAAGAATAGACAATGGAACTATCTCTGTTGACCAAAAAGGTGTAGACGAATTGTTTCGGTGGATAGACGAAACGGTCGTGCTAGATGGCGCCGGCACAGTCCCTCCACGGCTAAAGAAAGCAAAATTTTACAATATGCTTGATGGGGGAAGCAATTAATGGCTCGTAATTATGAAAACATCGACAAAGCAATGGATGAAATGCTTACTCCTACGGCTGAAGTCCCAGCAAGTGAGCTAGGCATTGAAGAAGCGCCTGTTGAAGAAGGTGTAGAGGTCGCAGGACTTTTGGACCCTATTGCTAGGGGTGTTGCCAAGGCAGTCACAGGTCTTGGAAAGGCAATTCCTGCGCCAGAAGTGCTAAAAACTACCAAGGGCCAGCGCGCAGTGGATGTTAAGGTTCAAAAGAAAGAAACAGCTCTTGAGCCAACTCCAGAGTTAGACGCTCCAGAATCTGATGTCACGGCAACGCCTATGGTTTTCCCAGAACCTGAGCCAAAAGTTGTGCCACCCGCATTGATGGATGAAGCTGAAGCGGTAGCGTTTGCAGCGGAGCAAGAAGCAGCGATAGGCGCTCCACGTATGGCTCCAAGCCCAACGGCAAAGCAAAAGCGGCAAGGCGTAGAAATGGGACGCCTAAACAATGTGTATGACAACGAAGATTTAGCTGCCACACTTAAAGTGTTGGCCGATAAACACGTTAAAGATTTTACCCCAACAACTGTGGCGGAGTTGTCAGCTAAGGCTGCGGCGAGAGGTATCCCCGCCGCACACATGAAAAACATTTTCTCAGGTCAAGGCATTCAGGTTGGAAAAATTGGGAATCAAGAACTTGCCACCCGTTTTGCGGGGCTGCTTGATTTGCACGATGCCAGTTTAGAGCTTGTAACTGACTTTGCCAAACAGCAAAGAGATGGCTTGTTAAGCACAGAGGGTAAGGCTTCGTTTCGAGAGGCGTTGTCTCGTCACGTTGTCATCGTTCAAGAGTTCGCGACGGGCCGCACTGACGTGGCGCAAACAATGAACGTATTTAAGCGCACGCAGGCAATAAAAGAGGCGGGGAAAGAAAACGATCTTATTGCCATCCTTAATGATCTTGGCGGTGACGATGAATTAAGGGCTATGGCAGAAATTCTCGCAGACGCCAACACTACTGTCAAAGCCAAAAACAAAGCAATAGAAGCTGGCGTATATAAAAAACTCAAAGAGTCTGGCATATACATTTTGCAAGGTTCTGCTTTGAGCAATGTTACTGAGACGCCGCTCTACAATGCTGCTGCTGGCGCACTGTTAATTACTAAGGAAAGTTTTATTGATCTTCCCTTATTAACGGCATATTCGGGTGTACGCACAGGATTAAAAAAAATCATTCCATCAAGTCTTCGCAGAGACGCAACAGAGTATGTGCCAGAAGATCAGCCTGAATTGCGTGATTTGGCGGCTAGGTTTACTGCTTTGTACGAAGGCACGATTGACGGAATGATTCTGGCAACTAAGGCTTTAGGCCAAGACACAGGGTATAAGAATGAAATTAATCGAAATCCTTTGCGGTCTACTTATTGGGCAAACACGCCTGTTCGCTTGTTGGGGAAAGAAATAGGTAGGATACCTAAGTTTCTTCCAAATACTTTGCCCGGTGCAGCAATAGATACATTGGGTGATATCTATGGCGGCGTTATGAAGACGGTTGCTGCCACTGATGCCTTTGTCGGGGGGATTGCTCAACGCATAAAAATGACTGAATTATTAATGCTTGAAGCAGATGACGTTATAAAAGCAAAAATAGCTGCTGGCGAAACGCATGAGCAGGCAATGTTGGCGGCACAAGCTCACGTCAGCCACGGGCTGGAGTTTCGAACACCAGATAATGTTGTTGCGGCAGATGAATATAGAAAGTCTATAACGCTCCAATATGATTGGGACCGCACACTACAAAAAGGCACCTACGGTGGGGCTGTAAGAAGCGCATGGTCTATTACGGAAAGACTTCTTGATTTCCCGTTGTTTAAATTTAATTTTTTGTTTACTAGGACGCCGCTGCGTATTGTTGACATGGCTTTGTCAGAGACGCCTATGGCTCCAGTTATGAGCCATAAGTTTTATTCAGATATTAAAAAAGGCGGTAGACAAGGACAGCTTGCATTCGCGAAAATAGCTGGCGGCGCGAGTCTTGGTGGTCTAGCATATTACCTCTACAACCAAGGCGCTTTAGTCGGGCCAGGACCGGCTGATCCAAAGCAAGCTGCGGCGTGGAGAGCGCAGGGCAACCAGCCTTTTACTGTAAGGATCAAAGAAAGCAAACTTAAAGAAGAGCACGTTGCTAGGCTGAAAGCTGCCTTTGGAGAAGAGCATATCTTTTACAAAGCGGCTGATAAGTTTAGCGAAGAGGGGTCGTATATGATTAAGCTGGGCAGGCTTGAGCCTAACTTTGCAACCATGTTCTCTGCACTTAGTTACTTTGATTATCAAAGGTTTAAGAAAGATCATAGTGATCCGAATGAAGACAACTCCATACTAGATGGCCTAGTATTTGGATTTGCGAGCTTGTTTGAGGCGACGCCAGTGCTCGAAAAGTTTGGGCAACTGCTTCAGGCTACCCGACCTACATCAGACGGGGAAACGACGACTAAGGCATTAGAATTTATGGCCAAAACATACGGGCCGGCTGCTTATAACATAGCCACTTTTGGCTTTGGAAACCCAGCTATTGCAAGAATGTGGGAGCGAAAGCTCGACCCGTTAAGCAGCAATATTGACATGACGCGTGAGCAAGAGAAATATTTAGAAGACCAGTTCGGTCTTGACCCAAACAATGCCTTATGGAGAGAGACTGCGAAGCAAATTAATCAATCTCGAAATCTGTATTTAGGTGAGCAAAAGGGGCTAGTTTATAAGTACGACCAATACGGACAGACGGTAGGCGACACTAAGATTGAGGATTATATTACCATTCCTGCAAGGCAGCGCGGCACGTACAATGAGCTTGCAGCAATGTTCATGTTCTACCAGCACGGCATCTCTAGCCGCAACCTTTATAGCGTTAATGGCATTAAAATGTCATCGAATGAACAAGCTAGATATGTAGAGCTTTACACTAGAGAAATTAGCATAGCCAAAGAAAACGGCAGGCGTTTGTCTCTTAATGAAGCAGTCGCTGAAGTTATCGCTGATGAGACGGACAGAAGCAGAAAGCTGGGCCTGCCGTTAAATTCTAGCAGGATGCGGAGCAGAATGAGTCAAGAAGTTGCTAAGTACCAGAAGGTAGCGCGAGAGAGGATGTACGGGAAGACGAGTAAAACCATTGGAGATGTCAGTATATATAGTGCCGTGCCTCTTAATGCTAGGCAATATGGATTAATTGGGGATAGCGTAATTGAATTTCCTGATAAGGCGTTGCGGATAAATAGTGAATCACGATGACAATCATGGAACATTCCGGCGGAATAGTGTAGATTAAACCAAACGTAAGGCGATGAAAAATGGCAGACTATAACATCAATGCAGTGACGCGGCGCGTCGTATACAGCGGTTCGGCTGGCACTGGCCCGTATGCCTTCTCGTTTGAGGTGTTGGTATCCAGCGACATCGTGGTGTACTTTAACTCTACGTCACTGACGCTAACCACGGACTACACCGTAGCGATCAATGCGAACGGCACTGGCAGTGTGACCATCGTCACAGGCACCAACGTGCCAACGACGCCAGACGCAAACGATACTATCATCATTGTTGGCGCGCGTGACATTGAGCGCACCACGGACTTTGTGACGGCTGGTGATCTCCTGGCGGCATCGCTAAACGAACAGCTTGATGGCCTGACCATTTTTGACCAGCAGATCGCTGAAGAACAGAAGCGGTCGCTGATGGCCCCTGTGTATGATCCAGCACACGGACGACGGCGGCACGTTAGACATGACGCTGCCTGCCAAGGCAGATCGCTAGGCAAGTACCTTGCGTTCAACGCCACCACTGGCAACCCAGAGGCTGGGCCAAGCACCACGGATGTAACAACCCTTGCGGCTGTGACATCAGACATTGCAACGCTTGCTGACATTGAGGACGGCACAGACGCCACTGACGCCATCCAAACTGTCGCTGGTATCTCTGCAAATGTCACAACAGTTGCTGGCATTTCTGCCAATGTAACTACGGTGGCAGGCAATACGTCTAACATCAACGCCGTGGCAGCAGACGCAACGGATATCGGCACTGTCGCTGGCATCTCATCTGACGTGACTACGGTGGCCGGGATCTCATCTGATGTAACAACGGTCGCCGCTGATGGCACTGACATTGGTACGGTGGCTGGCATCTCTGCTAACGTCACAACGGTTGCTGGCATCTCATCTGACGTGACTACGGTGGCTGGGATTAGCGGCGACGTATCNTCTGTTGCGGCACAAGTGATCGGTTACGACTTCTCAACGACCACGGCAATGGCAGANCCCGGCAGCGGCAACGTCCGGTTTAACAACGCCACTGTGGCCAGTGTCACGGCGATTGCNATCGACGATTTAGATAAGAACGGCGTCGATCAGTCTGCTTACATTGCTCTGTTTGACGATAGCACCAACACAGTNAAAGGCACGCTGGTCTTCCGTACTGGTGGCGGTGATGTTGCTACCTTTAACATTACCGGCCTGACAGATAACACAGGTTGGTTCCAGATTGCTGTGACGCACGTAGCGTCTAGCGGTACGTTTGCAGATGGCGAAGATACTTTCATTGGCTTTACTCGTGCTGGTGATAAAGGTGCTGACGGTGCTGGGTCTGGTGATGTATCTGGCCCNGGNTCTGCNACCGANAATGCAGTNGTGCGATGGGACGGCACGTCTGGTCAGCTTGTGCAGAACAGCGGCGTCACGATCAACGACAGCGGTGATCTGACTGCAAATAACTTGAGTGGCACAAACACTGGCGACCAAACGATTACGCTTACA